GATTTTGGGGTGTTTGAACCACCTATATTTGAGAGGAATTAAACAATATGAAACAAGATAATCAAAGAATTTTGCCGGCTTTGTCAAGATCAATTGATTTTGCGCAGGAGTCTGGTTGGATCACAGAAGCAGATTTGGGTGGCGTTGCAATGATGATGACTTATGCCGGCCTTATGGATAATTCTGATCAGCATGATCCCATGATTGTTAAGTGGGGTGCTGAACTTACAAAGTTGATGGACAAATATGGCTTGACATTGTTTGGCCGTAATGAAACACCACAAGTTGTTGAGGGGGGTTCACCAATTGACTCAATCATTGCTGGTAGGAAGTCCAGTCCCGAGAATCTCGACCATTCAAACAACAAGCCAAACTAAAGGTCATGAAGTAATTGAACTTGCCAATCAAATGGGCATGCCTTTGTTGCCTTGGCAAGAATATGTGATGCTTGATGGTTGCAAAGTCAAAAGCAATGGTGAATGGGAATCAAAAACAAATCTATTGATCATTGCACGCCAAAATGGCAAAACAACATTGATGAAGTTTCGCATTCTTGCAGGTTTATTTCTTTGGGATGAAAAATTACAAATCGCAACAGCGCAAAATCGTGACATTGCCTTGGAATCTTTCAGATCAGTGGTTTCCTTAATTGAATCTTTCAGTTGGTTAAGTAACAAAGTTAAAGCAGTGACCCGGGCTAATGGTCGTGAAGAAATTGAATTGAAGAATGGTTGCAGGTTCAAAGTTGTGGCTGCCATGCCCGGAAGTAGCCGTGGATTATCTGCATCAACTGTTTATATAGATGAAGCACGACAACACAAAACAACAGATGCATTTGCTGCCCTTGCATATACCATGCAAGCCTCAAAAAATCCAAGCATGTGGGTAACTTCAAATGCTGGTGACATAACATCAACATTGCTCAACCAATTAAGGGCTAGAGCACTACATAAAATTGAAAACAACACAGATGACGACATTGCATACTGGGAATGGTCAGCAGAACCAGGATTAAAACTTGCTGATCGTAAAGGATGGGTTCAAGCCAACCCTGCACTAGGTCACACAATTACAGAAAACACTTTACAATCAAGAATGAATGACAATCCAAACATCATTGCCACCGAAATGCTTTGCCAATGGGTAGACACAATCCAATCACCTTGGAGTGCCGGGGATTGGAACGCATGCCAACAAAACGGCCTTAAACTTGCACCAGGAAAACCAACTTGGATTGGTGTTGAAATAGCACCAGACCGAACAGGCTTTGCAATAGTTGGATCACAAATCATGAATGACAAATCAATTGCAGTTGGCCTAATGGATTTACAAAATCAAGAAAACGCCATTGATGATCTTAAAATTGCAAGCCATGTTGCCGAATGGGCAAAAAAATACAACGCTGAAGCAATCATCTTAAACAAATTCAGTGGTGACAGTGTTGCAGCCAAACTTCGCATGGGATCAATAAACTCTGAAATCATAACCGGTGCAAAGTACTACCAAGCCTGTGATGAAACCCTTGGTGCAATGGCAGGAAACAGAATCACACATGGTGGACAACCGGAACTAACAGCATCAGTCAATGCTTGCATAAAGAAAACAACAGAAGCCGGATCATGGTATGTGTCAAGACGAAAGAATGCCACAGCAGCAATTGCAATGATGCTGGCAATACATAAAGCAACTGAAAGACAAGACTCCGGACAATTTGATATTTTGGTGTCATAAATTAACACGCCCAACAGTCGGACAGTGTATGATATAAGTAACTTCTATGAGATAATTGCGAGACTATGGGTTTATATACAAAATACATTCAGCCACAACTTAAAGCAGCCATTGCACCTTATGTATTCCCGGATAAACCACTTTCATTATTCTCACCAGGCTTTGATGGTGTTACATCAACATTTGTAACAAGACGAGAAGCCCTAAGTGTTCCAGCATGCGCAAGAGGCCGAAACATTATTGTTGGCACAGCAGCATCATTAGAATTACATGTTAAAAGAAAATTTGATAAATCAAGAGTTGAACCAACACCAACCATAATTTCAAATCCGGATAAGAATATGCCAACAGCAGTTGTTTATGGCATGACAGCAGAAAATTTGTTATTTCATGGCGTTGCATATTGGCAAATTAAAGAACTTGATCCTGCAACAGGTAGACCATCACAAATCAGATGGATTGATGCACCAAGAGTTTCACAAGTACTTGATTCAACTGGTGAATTAGTAATTGGTTACCAACTTGAAGCACAAAGACTTCCAGACAATGGTGTCGGATCATTGATTCAATTTACTGGTATTGATCCAGATGGTGTTTTGAATCGTGGTGGTAGAACATTAAGAACAGCAGCAGCACTTGAAAGAGCAGTATTCAATTATGCAGATTCACCAACACCAAGTGTTGTATTAAAAGCAAATGTTCCAATGGATTCAAATAAAGCAACAGCAATCTTAAATGCGTGGAAACAAGCAAGACAAACAAAAGGCACTGCCTTTCTTTCAGATAATGTGGACATGGAATCAGTCGGGTTCAACGCAGCCGATCTTCAACTTACAGAAGCACGCGAATATCTTGCAAAAGAAATTGCTAGGCTAATGAATATTCCAGCATATTATTTAGATGCATCAACAAACACAATGACATATTCTAATGTCACAGCAGAACGCAGAGCATTACTAGATTTTTCATTACGCCCATTGCTAACAGCAATTGAACAAAGATTGTCAATGGATGACATAACAGTTTCAACACAATATGTTGAATACGACTTGGATGACTTCCTAAGAGGTAATCCATTAGAAAGAGCAGATGTGTACTCCAAATTAATTCCTCTCGGAGTACTCACAGTAGACGAGGCACGCGAGGAAGAAGACCTGGTGAGATAATGGAAATTAAATTTAACAGCGATATATTAACAGCAAACACATCCAAAAGAGAAATCACAGGAATCATAGTTCCTTTTGGTCGCCCTGGATTCACAAACATGGGAACTGTCGTATTTGAACAAGGATCATTGCAATTAGGTAATGACATTAAATTATTTGAAGATCATGACATGAACAAAGTGCGTGGCAGAATGATAAGTCATGAAATCACACCTGTGGGAATTGTAGGAAAATTCAAAGTTGCACGCACATCAGCAGGTGACGATATTTTGGCACTTGCACAAGATGGATTAAAATCCGGATTATCAATTGGTGCATCAATTGAACAATACGAAAACAAAGAAGATGAAGTTTATGTGACAGCAGCAAAAATTCTTGAAGTATCAGTTGTTGATACTCCAGCATTTGCTGAAGCACAAATTACAGATGTCGCTGCTCAAAAAGCAGACGAAACAGAAGTCACTGCAATCAGCGCAAGTGATGAACAAACAAACCAAACCGAAAGTGAGGTCACTTCAATGGCAAATCCAGAAGAAGTAACTCCAGTGGTCGAAACTGCGCCAGAAGTTGCAGTTGAAGCCTCAAAAGCAGTACAAGCACCAGTTGCTTATGCAAAACCACGCGTGAACACAAACATCACTGCTGGCGAATATGCAAAAGCACAATTCAATGCATCAAGAGGAAACTCAGATGCACGCGATCTAGTTGCAGCAATTGATGCAGCAACAACAACCGAAAATATCGGTGTTGTACCACCAACATACCTACGCGATTTAATTGGCATCATTGATAACTCAATGCCATTTGCTGATTCATTAGAGCAAGGTGTATTACCTGCAAGTGGAATGAAATTCTACCGACCAGTTATTGGAACACAAGCAACCACAGCAGTTACAGCAGAAGCAGTTGAATTTGATTCAACAGACACAACAATCACTTCAAAAGAAATTGATGTTGTAAAAATTGCTGGCGCAAACAAAGTATCAGTTGAACTTCTTGACAGAAGCGACCCTGCATACCTAGATGTGCTATTGCGTGAACTTGCAGCATCATGGGCTCAAAAAGCAGATGCATATGCAGCAAGCATTGCATTAGCAGCACCAGGATCTTCTTCTGGCGCAACATTATATGCAGCAATTGCTGATGGTATTGCAGATTCATATGCAGTACTTCGCAAAACTCCTAACAGATTCCTTGCAGACACAGGAAACTTTGCAGAGTTACTTGCAGCAGTAGATGGTTCACAAAGACCACTATTCGCAGCAGCAGCACCACAAAACGCAGCAGGTCTTATGACCCAAGGCTCAACAGCAGGAACAATCGCAGGATTGGGATTAGTTGTTGATCCAAACTTTGACACCGGTACAGGCGTTAAAGGTGTTGTTTATTCATCTGATGCAGCAACAATGTACAAATCTAGTGCATTCCAATTGCGCACAAATGTTGTTTCAACCGGCGAGGTCGAAATCGGCATTTACGGATATGTCGCCACTTGTGCAAAATATCCAACAGCATTCAGAAACATCACTGTCGCCTAATAAGCGAACAAGAGTTGCCTGGCAGGTTAGACCCCTGTCCTGCCAGGTAACACCACACGAAAGGTAAGACATGGCATCAATAATCACACCAGCAGAATTACGATCTGCACTCAATGGTGTTAGTTCAACTTTATATTCTGATGCCGTATTAACAGAAATCATTGACACAGCCGAATCAGTTGTCGGCAATTTATTAGTTAAATGGAACGCACCAATTGACAAACACTATTCTGAAAGTGCAACATTAAGTACATTGCACACAACCAAACCACACAAATTTTACAAAACACAAACAGTTGCAATTGAGGGTGTTGAAGCACACATCAACGGCAACAAAACAATTGCTGAAATAGTTGATGACTTTACATTCAAAATAACAACCACAAGCGCACCAGTTCACACTGATTGGCGCAATGTAATTCCAAACGGCCTTGCAGCAGAAAATGATTTGTCACAATATGCAGATGTTGCACCTGTTGAATCGGCAGTATTAACAGTTTCACTTGATGTATTCAAAGCACGCACATCAGCAGGATCAGTTCAACAGGGACTTGATTTTGTTCCACAACCTTACATATTAGGTCGTACTATTCAAAACAGAATTGTTGGAATGCTTGGCGCATACATTGATGTTGAGGCGTTAATCGGATGACATTAGCAACACTACGCGCAAACCTTAAAACAGCCATCACATCAAACAGCGTATATTCAGTTGTTGATTTTGGTTCAGAAATTGTTACAACCCCAAGCATCATGATTTTGTCATCTGATCCATGGCTTGAGCCAGTAACACTTGGAAACAATAAGGCTTGGCGTGTCAGATATGTATTAGAATTAGTTGCAGCACCTAACACAAACCCTGGTGCATTAGTACAACTTGAAACAATGGTTGGCACAGTCCTGCCATTGATTCCACAATCTTGGCAGATACTCTCAGTTTCCAGCCCAAGGATACGACAGGCGAATAGCAATGATGTTTATTCGGTTGAAGTGTCAATTACAACAATATACAATCCATAAGAAAGGAAAGACAAAATGCCAACATCAGTATTTACAGGTAGAAATATTGCACTGACCTACAAGGCAGTGAATTATGATGACCAAATTACAAGTGCAACAGTTACATTAGATGATCCAAACGGACAAGTGCAAACCTTGAATGGATTAGTTGATTATGTAATTGACAAAGAAGTTGGAACAGTAACACTTGAAATCTTGCAAGATTGGGGCGTTGCAAGTGGCTTCTGTGACACATTGTGGACAGATGCAGATACAAATCCAACCACAACACAAGCAATGACATTAGCAATCAATGGCAAAACAATGTCATTAACTGTACTTCCAAAAAGACCAGATTTTGGTGGAACTGCACCGGATGCATTAACTGTTACAGTATCAATGCCAATCCGATCAGTATCAATAGCGTAACTATCGAACAGGGGTCACCTAATGTTTAAGATACAAATAGAATGGACACTTGCAAATGGAAAGTCCTACGAAGAATGGACTATTCCATGGGAAATTGCTCAGGCTGAAAAAGAAACTGGCACAACATTTCTCGAATCATTTAAGAAAGAATTACCTCCAAGCCTGGAACAACAATTCTGGCTTGCATATCAAATGCAACGAAGAATCAGTGACAAGCCAGTTGGCAAGTTTGAAGATTGGCGATCACAAGTTGTTCACATCAATTCAAAGGACTTTGCAACAACAAATTTTACACAGCCGGAAGCATAGAACGCACTTTGATAGAACTGGCAATCGTTTCGCGCCAGCCATTGTCAGAGTTCAAAACGCTTTCGGCAGAGCAGGTATCAACAATTGCAGATGTGGTGAATAAATATCATGGCAACTAGAGCATTTGAAATTAAGATTAAAGATGCTGACATCAACGCCATTCGTAAAACTTTTAAGAATATGGATCAGATTGCTCAAGATGATATGAATCGCGCAGCAAATCAAATTGCAGTTGAAGCAGCCTCAGCAGTTGGATCAGCATTACAAGCAACACCACAAGGCGCAGCAATTGCCAGATCAATTAAAGTTTCAACAGGATCAAAAACACCATTTTTTACAGTTGGTGGAAGTTCAATCAAATTAAAAAATGGAACACCAGTTGGTGCAATTGCACTTGGTGTTGAGTTTGGTTCATATCAAGACAGGCCACGCAAACGAAAAGGCAAATCAACTGATTACATTGGTTACAGACAATTCCAACCAAGATCACCACGCGAGGGCAGAGGTAACGCTGGTTACTTTATATTCCCAACACTCAAAGCATTGCAACCTGAAATAACTAAGAGATGGGTTGAGGAAGTTGATAGAATAAGACGAGAATGGCGCGAGAGGAATTAACATGGCAGATATTAGAACCCTGAAACTGCAATTACTTGCAGACACAGCGCAATTCCAAACTGGCTTAAATAAAGCGCAAGATGACACACAAAACTTTTCAAACAAAGTTGGATCATTTGTTGCAGGAGCAGCCAAAGCATTTTTGGCACTTGGTGCAGCAGTTGGCACAGCAGCATTTGCAATAGGTGTCAGTGCAGTCAAGGCTGCCATTGAAGATGAAAAAGCACAAAAATCCCTTGAAACAACTTTGAAAAATGTGACTAAAGCCAGCAAAGATCAAGTCAAAGGCGTAGAAGATTACATTACAAAAACTTCTTTAGCATTAGGTGTAACTGATGACAAACTTAGACCATCATTGGACAGATTAGTCAGATCAACCCAAGATGTAACTAAGGCACAAAAACTTCAAGGATTAGCATTAGACATTTCAGCAGGAACAGGTAAAGACTTACAAGCAGTATCAGATGCATTAGGTAAAGCCTATGATGGAAACTTTACAGCCCTTAAAAAACTTGGTGTACCACTTGACGAATCAATTATTAAATCCAAAGACTTTAATAAAGTAACTGAAATTCTTTCAGCAACATTCAAAGACCAGGCAACAGTTCAGGCTGAAACTTTTGCTGGCAAATTAGACAGAATTAAAATTGCAGTCAGTGAAGCCAGAGAATCATTAGGTGCAGCATTATTGCCTATCTTAGAAAAAATTGCTGGTTTTATTACAAAAGAAGTTGTGCCAGCCATCCAAGGAATAGTTGATGGGCTTACAGGAAAAGACTCAATACGCCAAGCAACTATTGATGCAGGTGGAAATCTTAATTTATTAAATGATGATCTAAATGAATCGTACGAATCAGGCATTGGATTAGGTAAAGCACTTAGAGAAGTGGCTGAAACAATTGGATTAACTGGCACTGAATCAGGAGAAGCAAATCCCGAGTTTAGCAAATTTGTAGACAACATTACAAAATTGGTTGATGGAGTAAATAATTTATTTGAAGCATTATCAAAAGTTAAATCAATTGTTGGTGGCAGTTTGGATTTTGTTGGCTTACAAGGAGTGCTAGCAAGAGTTGAGAGTGCTGGTGAAAGATTTAGAGGAGAACCTACATCTGGTGGGCAATATGGCACAGTTGTAAATCAAACAGTTAATATCGGCGCAACCAATTCTAAGTCACAAGCCAAAACAGTAGTCAAATCAATCAACAACGCTGCAAAGGCTGGCACTGTCAATAAGTTTGTCAAACCAATGATTCCAGGTAGATAATCGTGCCTTGGTCACCAAACGCCACAGTTAAAATCAACGGCACAGCCGTAACGAATTACACACTTGAGGGTGTGCAAATTAGCATGGGTCGTGATGATGTACAACAACAATCATCAGCCGGATTTGCCACAATTGATTTCTTAAACCTGCCATACACAGATGTTGAAATTTTTGACACAATACAAGTCACACTAGATAATTTCACCGGTGTTGATACAGTAATCTTCACAGGCTTAGTCACAGATGTTTCAGTTTCAGTGCTTGATGCTGGAACAACAAACACATTTATTACACAGATCAGTGCATCTGGTGGGTTATCAGAACTTGCAGCCAAAGAAGCAAACCTGGTTGGTTATGCTGAGCAAAAAGATGGTGACAGGATTGTATCTGTTATCACTGACACTTTTGGTCTTAAATGGAATGAATTACCTGCAACACAAATTTGGACTGATTACACAACTGAAACTTGGAATTCATTGCTTGGTGTTGATATTTCATCAATTGATACACCTGGCACATATGATCTGTTCAGTTCACTTGCAACACCAGAACCATTGAATGCTTTGAATTATGTGCAGATTGTTGCAGATTCAGGATCAGGTTATATTTATGAAACAACATCCGGTGGCATTGGTTACCAGGATCAGGATGCACGCGCAGACTATGTGTCAGCAAATGGCTTTGTGGACATATCCAAAAACTTTATTTTGGCAGATGGTATCAGCGTAACAACATCTCGAAATGACATTATCAATGATGTGATTGTTGTTTATGGTGCAGCAGAAGATGCAGTTCAAACAGAGGAATTGGATTCGATTAGCCAGTACGGCAGAGTCACACAAACAGTTCAAACATTATTAAAGAATCAAACAGATGCTGAAACTTTGGCAGATCGTCTAGTGCTTTTGAATGCTTATCCTCAACCAGTTATCCAAGGCATTCAAATACAGATTGATGCCCCAACTATGACATCATCATTGCTTAATTCACTGGTTGGTGTATTCTTTGGTATGCCGGTATCAGTCACAGATTTTCCTGCACTTCTATACCCAAATCAATTCTTTGGTTATGTAGAGGGATGGGAATGGGACATTGACAGGTTCACTGCACGCTTGACTTTGAATGTTTCAGACTTCACATTCTCAGCAGTTCCAGTGGCGTGGCAAGATGTATTTGCCGGTGAAATCTGGAGTACAATAGATCCATCACTACAATGGCAAGATGCCTTATTAGGAGTTAATTAACAAATGGCCACAACTACCAATTATGGTTGGACAACACCAGACGACACTGCGCTGGTCAAAGATGGTGCTGCTGCGATTCGCACACTTGGATCATCAATCGATACATCACTTAACACAGCCCTTGGCACAAAAAAAGCCGGGATGGTATTACTGAATACAACTAGTTTTAGTGGAGTAGCCAGTCAAGCACTTACAGCAGATACTTTTACTTCTGCTTATGAAAATTATTTAATTATTCTTAATATAACTGCTGCTACTGCAGATGCTATTATTTATATGAAAATGAGAAAAAGTGGTACAGATTCTAGTGCTTCTTATTATCAAGGAGCACCAGCCTACACAGTTTCAGGTGGATTAACTAACTATAACATTAACAACACTACTGCTGGATTTTTTATTAACGAAGTAGATAATGGTACTAGTGCTCATTATTACACCACAACATTGTTTTTAAATGCACCAAAACTTAACACTGTAACAACACACACTTTTAATACCATAAGTGTTGGGTCTGGTGGAACAATCTATGGTGGTGCAGGTGGTGGAGTTCACGCAGTTACTGATACTTATGACTCTGTAAACATAATTGCAACGGCTGGAAATATAACTGGAAAGGTAAATGTTTATGGTTTCAATTTCTAAAAATAAAGACGAACAAATTTTGGTTGGTACTGGCACAGAAGTCATTGAACTTACTGGAGCAGAACTTGCAACATTTAAAGCAGAAAGAACACAAATGCAGAAAGAGCACGCACTACTCGAAGCCGAGTATAAAGCCAAACAAGAAGCCAGAGAGTCTGCTATCAAAAAGTTAGCAG